TATATATAATAGATTTGGGCTGTTTTTCTGTGACAGTGTGACAAAGTATCCGAAAACCGCATGAACACTAGTGTTTTCAGTCACGAAACGAAAAACAATTCTGTGACAGGTTTTGTGACAAGGCAAATAAAGCCGTATTATAGCCAGTGTCGAGCGTATTTTCACGCTTGTCACAGAATTGATGATGAACAGTCTGTGTTGAACATAGGTCGTCAAGGTGATAATTGAAATGGAAAAGCGGGGTGATGTTCTGAAATACGACGAAGAAACGCTGAAAAAAATACAATTTTTAAATGAATATGGCGTTATTGAATCCCGTATTAGGATATTACGCGATCGGCTTGAAAATCGAAAATCATGTTTGTATTCGATTGGTGCTGTTAAACTTGATGGTATGCCAAAAGGTGGAAAAACTTTTACCATTGCTGATAAAGTTGTTGAAGCAGTGACGGTCGAGGACGAAACAGCTGAAAAAATCAAAAAGTTGCAGGCGAAACAAGCTAAAATTCTTGAACGAATAAATACAATTGAAGATTTGACCTATATTAGTGTTTTAGAATTGTATTATGTCGAAGGGCTTTACTGGAAAGAAGTTGCTGACATGTTAGGTGTTAGCGAACGAACCGTTTATGCGATCCATGCTTTAGCGTTAGAAAAATTTACAATTTGCAGTTGATTGCAGTTCGTTGCAGTTGATTGCAGTTCGTTGCAGTTTGTTTCAGTTGAAAGTCGTTTTTAAGCGTGATATTATTAAGCTATCAAAATAACGTTGGACGATAACCGAGCTGGTTGTCGTCCTTTTTTATTGGGGTGATAGTATGCTGGTTGCTTGCTCACGGTGTGGGGGTATCCACGAACGAGGGGCTTGTAAAATACAGGATGGGTATTCTGAACGTAGAATTAAGAAAAGAGGAGAGGTCGAACGATTCAGGTCATCGGCTTTGTGGCAAAGAAAACGTAAGAAAATATTGGATCGTGATAAACATTTATGCAGGGTTTGTCTTGATGGTAAATATGTTACGAAAGCTATTACTAATCAACGATTAGAAGTTCATCATATTGTTCCTATTGTTGAGAACGAAAAGTTGAAACTTGCTGATGATAATTTGATTAGCACATGCGCGTTCTGTCACGTCTTAGCGGAGAAAGGAAACGTTCCGAGGGATTACCTGTTCGGATTAGTTAAAACTCCCCCCTCGGGGTCATTACGTTGAAATTTGAACCATCCTTAGACCGACTGCTCCCCTTTGTTTACAAATATTTCCCTGAAAATTTATGATTGGAGTTGATTGCATGGGTCAAAAAGCAACACCTGTATCTTCTGTAAAGAAAAATCTAACCAAAGCAGAAAAGAAAATTCGTCAAGATGTTGAAACAACATTTGCGGCGATTGATAGAAACCTGCAGTCGCCGGAATATTTCACTACAGATCAGAAAAAAATATTTAACGACTTAGTTGAAAAACTGTCAGCGACAAAACTGTTATTAAGTTTGGATCAGACCACGTTTGAACAGGCGGCAATAATCATTGATCGCTTGAACTGCGTCGATAAAATGTTGAACAATCCTGAAAATATATTTAATATCAATGCAACGAATATCAGGCAAAAATATTTTTCGCAGTATTTGAAAATTTGTGCCGAATTAGCATTGTCGCCTGCTGCCCGTGCAAAACTCGGGACGCTTTCTGCCAATAACAATAAAAATACAGATCCGCTTGTTGATGCGTTGGGCGGCGCAAAATCTTGATTAAAGCAAAACACCCGGCGTATAAGTACGCCCGGGACGTTGTGGACGGACGTGTAAACGCGCCAAAATATGTAAAATTACAGTGTATTGAATTTTTGACAGTGGCGAAAGGGCGGCATAAAAAATATAAACTTGACGATGGGAAAATAGTCATCATTGAAAATGTTTTGAAATTGATGATTGTTGCAAAAGGATTGAAAGCAGGACAAACGTTTTTTGAAGTTCTCGCCGGTTTTCAGTGGCTTTTTATAATCGCTATTCTTTGTACGGTGTATCGTGATGATCCATCAAAAAGGAGATATGAAACGGCTGTCCTTGAAATCTGTCGTAAAAACGGTAAAACAGCGTTGATCGGGGTTTTGTTTATTCTGTTGTTTTTAACTGAACCGCGATTTTCAAAGTTTTACTCTGTTGCGCCTGATGGGGCATTGTCGCGCGAAGTTAAAACAGCAATCGAAGAAACGATTCAATCGTCGCCGGCGTTGCGGGGGACTTATGAGAACAAGCAGAAATTTAAAATATTGCGCGATTATATTCACTGTAATTTAACTGATAACAGGTATATACCTTTGAATTATTCAAATTCGACGTTGGACGGTAAACTGCCCAGCGTCTTTTTAGTTGATGAAACCGGTGCGCTGCCGAATCCTTATGCGATTGAAGCAATGCGATCAGGTCAGTTGACTATTTTAAATAAACTTGGCTGCATAATCAGCACTAAATATCCAACTGTAAATAATCCGTTCGAGGACGAAGTTGAATATGCGAAGAAAGTTTTAAACAAATTGGTTGTTGATGATAAGATTTTTGCGCTATTGTTTGAGCCTGATAATAAAAAAGATTGGGCTACTGATGACGAAATTCTTGAACACGGTAATCCGCTGGCGTTAGAATTGCCGGCTATAATGAAAGACTTGAAGGACAAAAGGCAAGTCGCAATCGAAATACCGTCCAAACGCGAAAATTTTATAACGAAGCACTGCAACATTGTTTATGCTGGTGAAGGGACAGAATCGTTTGTGTCATTGGAAGATGTACGACGTGGCAAGCGTGATAAAATCGACTGGCGCGGAAAAAATGTATACATAGGCGTTGATTTATCTATGAGCAACGATAACTGTTCGGTTGCGATGAGTGCATATGAATCGGAAACACAGGGGGTCGTATGTGAGGTTATAGCTTTTTTGCCGGAAGATAAAATCGAAGAAAAAAATAAAATTGAACGAATCAATTATTATGATTTTATAAAACAGTGTAAAGCTATTGCATGTGGTGATCGTACTGTTGATTATGCTGTTATTGAAAAATTTGTCGAAGATATCGAGGGTTATTACGGCGTCAAAATTATGTCGATTGGATATGACAGATATAATGCCTTGTCATCTGCTCAAAAATGGGCGAAAAAATATACTACTGTTGAAATCAGGCAGCATTCGAGTTTGCTACATGCTCCTACGAAATGGTTGTCAGAATTGATCGCTAACGGCAAATTTTATTATAGCGAAAACAAATTGCTTGAAATCAATTTTGAAAATGCAAGATGTACTTATGACACCAATTTAAACAGATATGTAAATAAGAAAAAATCTTCCGGCAAGGTTGATATGGTAGTTGCTTTGATAAATTCAATTTATCTATTACAGCAGGATATCATATTGAATCCGCCGCTTGATTTTGTTGTGCAATATTAACGGAAGGGGGTGATAAAGTGGTAAATATATTACGACGATTATTCGGGCGTGAAACACGTGCAAATGATGGCGTTGTCAGTGCAGACTGGCTTACAGGTAAAACATCAATGACGTCGATCAGTGCGCTTGAAGCTATGAATATTCCTGCAGTCAGTGCTGCAGTTGGTTTTATTTGTGGTATTGTAAGTACGGTGCCGATCAGGTTGTATAAAAGGATCGGCGATGACATAGCAGAAATAAAATGTGACCAGCGGGCAAAGCTGCTGAATGATGAAACGGGCGATTTACTTGATTCTGTGCAAATGAAAGAAGCTATTGTCCGCGATTATTTACTGAAAGGCGGCGGCTATGCTTATTTGAATAAAAGACGTAATGAAATCAAATCTATCCATTATGTCAAAAATTCAGTGGTGTCTGCAGTTGTAAGCCCTGATCCGGTTTTTAAACAGGCTGACTTTTTAATAAACGGCACAAAATATTTTGATTTTGAAATAATGCGCTTGTTACGTCGAACTGACGATGGTGCAAGGGGCGTCGGAATATTGAGCGAAAACGCAATTGTATTGCGAACAATGTATAATTCTTTGAAATACGAAAATATCACCAGTGGCAGCGGCGCGCGAAAAGGATTTTTAAAGTCTGCTGCCCGGTTGGAAGCTGACGCGCTACGAGATTTGAAAAATGCTTGGAAAAAACTTACGTCAAACGATAGTAATGACGCTATGGTATTAAATCAGGGTATTACATTTGAACCGGCGGCAAGTACCGCTGTTGAAAATCAGATGAACGAAAATAAAAAGACGAATTCTGATTTGATCTTTAATGTTTTCGGTTTGTCCCCGGAGATTTACAGCAAAGACGATGTATTTTTACAAGGGCTTAAAACTGGTGTAATGCCGATTATAACTGCGTTTACAAAAACAATAAATCGATTTATGTTGCTGGAATCTGAAAAAGATTCCTATTTTTTTTCCTTCGACTTAACGGAACTTATGAAAGCGGCAACTTTGCAGCGATATCAAGCATATGAAATAGCAATAAAAAACGGCTGGTTGACACTTGATGAGGTTAGAGCCACGGAAAACCTTGAAGCGTTGAATTTAGACTTTATTAAATTGGGTTTGGATTCTGTTATCTATTATTACAAAGATAAAAAAATCTATATTCCAAATACTAAAGAATTCGTTGATGTGAAAGGGGGTGGGAAAAATGAAAATTGAAATTCGAAGCAGTGAAAGTGCCGTAATTGAAGGTTATGTGAATGTAGTTGAACGCGAAAGCCGTATGATTCCTGACAGGCAAGGAAATTTTATTGAAATAGTGAAACAGGGGGCATTTGCAGACGCTATAAAACGTGCTGAAAATGTTGAAGTGCGATTTAATCATCGAAAAATTTTAGGTGATACTAAAAGTAAAACGCTTGAAGTACATGAAGATCAAATCGGGCTTTATGCGAAAGCATATGTCAGCGATCCTGCAGTTATCGAAGCAGCTACCAAAAATGAGTTGCGCGGCTGGTCTTTTGGTTTTATTGCTAAAGGTCAGGAATGGAAAGATTCTGATGATGGTATCAGGCGCAGATATCTGACAGCTCTTGATTTAGACGAAGTTACTATTGTTGGTAAATCAATGCTACCGGTGTATCCGGCAACGTCTATCGAAATGCGTGATGATACTGCAGCTGTTATCGAATTTAGGTCGGTAGACGGTGAAGAAATCAGCGTTGTTGATACCACTGGTGAATCGAAAGGTGATCCACCGCCTAAATATGATAGTAACAACGATCCTGTTTTAATGAAAATTAAATCTAAAATTTGTTGAACAAAGAAAGGAAGATTAAAATTATGAATTTAAAAAAATTGCTGGAACAAAAAAATACCCTATGTGACAAGGTGAACGAACTTTGCCTTGCCGCTGAAAATGAAGAAAGAGCTTTGAACGCCGAGGAAATTGAAAAAATTAACGGTAAACTTGCTGAAATCCGTTCTATTGAAGAATCAATCAAAATTGAGGAAGAACGCCGCGCGATTGAGTTGGGCAAAGGTAAGAAGGGTGAGAAAGAACAGCTTGCCGACAAAGAAAAATTTGAAATTGAAAAACGTGCTTTTGATGAACTGATCCGCAAAGATGTTTTGCAGTATCATGAAGAACGTGCTGATGTTAACATGACATTAGGTGATAACGGTGCGGTTGTTCCGACCAGTATCGCAAATAAAATCATTGAAACTGTCAAAGATGTCTGCCCGATTTTTCAATTGGCTACCGTTTATACTATCGGCGGTACTTTGTCGTTCCCTGTTTACGACGAAAGTGACGGTAAAATTCAGTGTGCGTACAAAGATGAATTTAATGAACTGGAATCGACTTCCGGTAAATTTACTAACGTAGAGTTAAAAGGATTTTTAGCAGGTGTGCTGACTAAAATTTCCGTTTCTTTGGTCAATAACTCTGCATTTGATGTTGCCGGTTATGTTATTAGCAAAATGGCGACAGCTGTCGGTGAATTTTTAGAACAAGAATTGCTTTTAGGTGAAGCTGATAAATTAAAAGGCATTGTAAATTCTAAAAATATCGTTACGACTGCTGCAGCGGCTATTACTGCCGATGAACTTATTGATTTGCAGTCTGCCATCAAAAAGCGTTTCCGTGGTCAAGGTAGATTTATTTTGAATCCTAAAACTTTGAATGCCCTGCGAAAATTGAAGGACAACGACGGAAAATATTTGTTGAATCCTGATATCCGTACAGGGTTCGGATATACGCTGCTGGGATCTCCGGTTGAAGAATCTGACGTAATGCCGGCAATGGAAGCGGGTAAAATGGCTATTGCTTTTGGTGATTTTAGCGGTTTGTATGTTAAATTCACTGAACAGCTCGAATTGCAGGTTTTGCGTGAAAAGTATGCGACGCAACATGCCATCGGTGTTGTCGGCTGGATTGAAGTTGACAGTAAAATTGTAGAGCCGCAAAAAATTGCGATTCTTAAAATGAAAGCATAAGGGGGCGAGTTTATGAAAGTCAAAGCTGTAAAGAGTTTTGCAACGATTTATAAAACAGCCATGCCCGGGGAAATTTTTAATGTTGAATCTGACCAACTGGCAACAGATTTGATCGAAGCGGGTTACGTTGAACCGGTTGAAGATAAACAAAATAACAAACAATTAACGGCAGAAGAAGTTGAAAAAGCTGCCGCTAAAGCTGAAAAAGAACGACTTGCGGCTGAAAAAAAGGCTGCCGCTGCTGCCGCTAAAGCTGAAAAAGAGCGGATTGCCGCTGAAAAGGCTGCCGCTGCGAAAGCTAATGAAACAAAGTGAATTAACGGTCGAAACGGTTATGAATTATTTGAGGATTGACGGAAATGATGAAACAGATCTGATTGCTGCGATATTAGCTGCAGCGCGTCAGCGTGCTATGTCGCATACAGGTCTGAACAGTGAGGAATTAGACAAATATGAGGATATACCACTTGCGATTTTAGCACTGTGCGCAGAATTGTATGATGTCAGACAATCGACAATACAAGGTGGTGCACAGATGAATCCAACGACTGAACGTATTCTGAATGCGTATTCGGTGAATTTGCTGTAATGTTTAGGAACAATGGAAATCTAACATCACAGCTTAATCGCAAACTGGAACTGTGGCGTAATGTCCCCAGTTCAGAAATGAATGAATTAGGGCAATATCCTATTGTCGAAACGTTGATAAAAACGGTGTGGGGCGGGATTATTCCGCAGACTGGTCAGCTGTTAAGCGGTCGGGCTGCGGATACCACGCTATCACGTACAACTCACAAAATAAAAGTTCGCTACGATCCTTCGATATTACCTTCCGACTGGTTTGTTTATGGTGGCAGCAGATATGATATTCTTTATATTCTTGATCCGTACTTAAATCATGAACGATTGGAAATATTCTGCGAGGTGGTTGTGTGACAGTCAAGTTTGAATATAAAGAATTTAATGAGTTTCAAGAGAAACTGTTAAAGATTGCAAAAGAAAAATTTCCACGGGAAACTAAAAACTTTATGGGACGCGCCGGAAATAAACTCCGGTCAAATGTGAAGAAGGCTTATATAAAACGGGTACGAAAGAAAACAGGCAATTTGTTGAAGGGTATTAGCCGCGGGCGACCATATCTTTATCAGAAAGATCAATTTCAGGTACGTGTGAAAAATAAAGCCCCACATGCTCATCTTATCGAACACGGTCATGTTATGAAAGATAAAGACGGTACGCCTATTAAACGCAACGGGAAAGAAATTTTTGTTGAAGGTAAACATATCGTGGGTGAAGTTTATCGGAATTTTGAACCGCAATTTGCGGAAATGACTGATGAATTTGTTGATGACCTTCTGAAAGGGGGCAAAGTTTTGCTGTGATTACTACAATAGAAATCATTAAAGCACTAACTTTGATGATCCGCGAACAATTTCCGCTGTATCCGATCAACGATAAGGATTTAAGCGAAGGGTTTTATCGTCCTTGCTGTTTTATAACTGTTGACAGTATGAAGAACGATACTGTCGGTCTATATTATGCAGATACAGATGACATCGTTCTTACTTTTTTTGCAGAAAATCGTGAAGTTGGTTTTTTAGAATTGCTTAAACTTAAAAATCAACTCCGGGAAAAACTAAATGAGCCGCTGGAAATTAGCGAATTTTTTCAGTTGACGTTTGATGATATCAGACACCATTTTGATAAAAAAGATATGGTGCTTGAAACACGTTTCAGTGTATATACTGTGCAGTCACATGTCGATAAAGATTATGCTGGTTTGCCGGACATGAAAGATATTGAGGTAAAAACGAAAGGAGATTGAACAAATGGGTTTGCCTGTTATTGAAATAAATTTCAAACAAAAAGCCGGTTCTATTATTGAACGCAGCGCCCGCGGTATCGCATGTGTTATTGTTCGAGATGATACAAACAGTACCGCAGGTTATAAGCGTTATAAGTATGAAACTGATATAAAAACGACTGATTATTCTGTTGATAACTTGGCAGCAATAAAGCGTTGTTTTTTGGTTGCAGTAAATGAGGTCATCGTAATTAACGTACCGACAGAAGCAGAATTCAGCGACGCTGCAGCAATACTTACTATGCTTAAATACAACTATGTGTGTGCCTGTGAAGTTGATGACCAGCAGCCGCTTGCTAACTATATCAGAACGAAAAATTCTAACAGCAAAGGTAAGAAATACATTGCTGTTGTCAATGGTATTACTACTGCTGACAGTATGTATATTATTAACGTTAAAAATGCAAAGGTGACGTTAGCCGACACCAGTGAAATTGTACCAATGGTAAAATATTTGCCGCGTTTAGTTAGTTTATTGGCTAATTTGCCGATGAATCGCAGTTGTACTTATTATACTTTGACAGATTTGGTTGACTGTGAAGATGTGGAAACTGCTGAAAAAACACTTGATATGCTGATTGACGAAGGTTGGTTGTGCCTGTTTAATGACGACGGTGATATTCGCATTGCCCGGGGCGTGAACAGCTTGGTTACTATTACCAGCACTGAAACCGAGGACATGCAGAAAATTATCATTGTTGAAAGTATGAATATGATCCGTGAAGATATTTACGGAGAATATAAAAATAATTACGTCGGTAAGTATAAAAATCATTATGACAATCAATGCTTGTTTATAAGTGCTGTTAACGGTTATTTTCGTCAGCTGCAGCTTGCAGAAATACTTGATCCTGAATATGACAATCATTCTACGATCGACGTTGAATCGCAACGGCAAGCGTGGCTTGATATTGGCAGAACTGACGCTGCTGACTGGAATGCTGACAAGGTCAAGAAAATGACGTTTAAATCGTATGTATTTTTGCAGGGCGATATAAAAATCTTGGACGCTACCGAAGATTTGAAATTTGATATCGGTATGCAGTAAGGAAGGAGATAAAAAATGACTGAAATTCAAAATAAAATTTTACGCGGCACTTTTGGTCGTTTATGGGTCAATGATCGTCTGATGGCACATTTGAAAAGTTTTGAATGTAAAGTAACCGGATCATATGAAACGGTTGATGTCAACGGTGAACTGTGTGAGCAACAGCGTTTTGTCGGTTACGGGATCAGCGGCACAATGGTTTTGCATAAAGTTGATAGCGGTGTCGCTCGGCTTGTTGCCGAGGGGTATCAATCGGGAGTAATGCCGACAATTAAATTTGTCGCCCGGTTAGACGATCCGAGTATTTCCGGCAGTGAGCGTGTGGAAATTTACAATGTTACTTTTGACGAATTTATGATGATCCAATTCGAAAATAAAGCAATCGGCGAAGAATCTGTACCGTTTAAGGCTGGCGGGTTCAAGTACCTTGATACTATTTCTGAAATTTAAAAAGGCGTCCGCTAAATGCGGACGTTTTTATTTTATGAGGTGAAGAACAAATGAAAGAAACAATACAAAATGGTAAGCATTTATTGACGCTTGAAGAGTTAATCGATAAGAAAACGGAGTTGCTTTTTAAAAAGACGATCGAAGTTGAAATTGAGAGTTTAGGCGGCACACTTGTCTTTAAACAAATTCCTTTATCTGCGATAGTCAGAGTTATTGACGATGTTTTTTCTGTTCATGGTCGGTCTGTTATGGCGATCAGTGAAGCTGTTAAAATGCTGATTTATGATTCCTGCCTGCTGTTGCAAAATAAAAATTTGCAAGCGGCGTATGAGTGTGCTGAACCATATGATATTGTCGAAAAAATATTCGGCGGCGATTTTATGGCAATTGGCAAGATCGGTGATGAATTACTGAAAATGTATAACGTTGATCTTGAAAAAATTGGAGAAATGTTAAAAAACTAATAAAGTCAGATTCAGAAATGTATATGATTCATTATTACCTTGAACGAGGGCATTCGGTGAAAGAATTGATGAATCTGACGCCATTGGAAAAACAATTTTTCATTGCGTCAATGGGAGTGACTGCAGAAGAAAATTCGGCGGTTTTGAAAGGGGTTGAAAAGATTGGCTAGAGGAATAAACGTGTTATTGACATTGGTCGATAAATTTTCAGCTCCGATCACAGCTGTAGCAGGTAAGACAAAACAGGCTGAACGGCAATTTAAAAACACGCAGAACGCGGTAAACAATTTTGCTAAAGGTGCTAATAATAAGTTTTTGAGTTTGGTTGGCACGGTTGGGAAACTTGGGGCAGTCGTCGGCACGTTGGGTGGAGTTCTGACGATAGGCGGCATTGTGTCAGCTTCTCAAAAGTGGCTAGAAATGGGACAAGCGCAAGTTGAAGCAGAAACAAAACTGGAAGCTATTTTAAAAAATGTTACGTCTATACAGGCTGTAAGTGCTGAACACTATAAAACTGTTCGTAAGGAATTGTCTGCATATGCTTCGGAATTACAAAATTTAGGTGTTGTAGGCGATGAAGTAACGCTTGCTGGTATGCAACAGCTTGCAACGTTTCAGTTAAACGGCGAACAAATTAAAATGCTTTCGGGTGGAATGCTTGATCTGCTTGTACAACAAAAAGGTATGAATGCGACACAGCAAGACGCCGTTGGTATTGCGAATATGATAGGTAAAGCTATGACCGGTCAGGTTACGGCAATGAGCCGTGTCGGTATTACAATGACTGAATCTGAAAAAGAAATTATCAAAAACGGCGATGCAATGACGAAAGCCGCTACAATAGCAAAAGTGTTGCAAAATAATGTTGGCGGGGTAAATGCTGCTATGGCTAAAACCGATGTCGGCAAAGGGCAGCAAGGTATGAATACTTATGGTGATATGCTTGAAAATTTAGGCATAAAATTAATGCCATTGAAAGGTAAATTTTGGTCTGTAATTGGTGGATTGACACCAGTCATTGAAAATAAAGCAATGAAAGTTCTCGATCGCTTTATTAAAAAATTTGATGAATTAAGTCCTGTTATTGATAAATACATTCCAGCAGTGATTGACGGGATTGTTAAATTTGGTGACGTTATGTTCGATACGTTTGAAGTTGCTGGTAAAGTTATAGCTTTCATGATTGATAATTCTGAAATATTGATACCGGTTTTAGCAGGGATTACAGCGGCGTTCACTGCGTTTAATGTTATTTCTACCGTTAGTAGTGGACTTGATAAAATCAAAGACTTTACATCGGGCATTTCTGCTGCCGGTGGAATAATGAAATTTATTGCGACTATGAATCCATTTGCTTTATGGGCGATTGGTATAGGCTTATTGATTGCAGCGTTGGTTTATCTGTATAGGAATTGGGATAAAGTAAAAGCGGCAGTATTATCGGTATGGGATTCGATAAAGGCGTTTGGTAATTACATAGCGTCAATATTTTCGCCGCTATTTGAAACTGTTTTTTCGGTTATCGAAACGGTTGTGACGGGTGCTTTCATGCAGGTGATGACAGTAGTTAATACAATCCAAACAGTTTTTACAAATTTGATTGATTTTATCGTCAATGTATTTACTGGCAATTGGTCTGGTGCTTGGCAGAACGTAATAAACATTTTGGGAAGCCTTTTTGATGGATTGGTACAATTGGTAAGAACTCCGCTGAATCTTATTATTGATATGGTCAATAAAGTTATTAGCAGTATTAACGGCATTAACTTTACTGTTCCGTCATGGGTGCCAGGTTTTGGTGGTAAAGGATTTAAGCCTGATCTTCCGACTGTGCCTAACTTTGCGACAGGCACATCTTATTTTAAAGGTGGGCTTGCTGAAATAAATGAAGATGGGCGCGGTGAACTTGTAAATCTGCCTAGCGGGTCGCAAATAGTACCGCACGATAAAAGTGCCAGACAGATGAATTCACAGCCGCAAATCGCCTTGTATGTGACGATAGAGGGTAATGTGATTGGCAATGAAGAATATGCCGATTATGTGGGCGATGTTATTGTAGCAAAATTGCGCGCTGCGCTGGGTAATATTTAGGGGGTGAGTGTATGGCGAGTATTTTTTCAGCATTTGCAAATGCGTTTCAATCTGTAGGCATTGGAATACCATTTCAAAAGCAGGCTGCCGATATTGTATTTTCAGTTGAGAATAAAAGTGACTATATTGTATTGCCAATTGTACCCGCTGATTTGCCTGAATTGGCACAGCCGCAGAACAACGAAACATTTGAATCTATTTCAGGATCAATCAGGGTGATCGGGTTAATGGGATTACGAGAAATAACAATTGAAAGTTTATTGCCGGCGGAAGGTAAAAACTATCCTTTTGCCCGTCCTACTGGTAGCAGTGCGCAAAAAGTTGTTGAATTTTTTGAAAAGTGGCGTCGTAAATACATTCCCCTGCAATGTTCTATTACTTATGGTAATGGCGATGTTTACATTGACATGTCGTGTTTAGTCGATGAATTTACCTATTATTCTGACAAGGTCGGCGACATACATTACAGTTTGAAAGCCAGTGAATATAAATTAGGTTCTGAATTGAATTCGTTATTGAAAATGGCAGCAGGTGTTCGCAATGAATAAATTATCTCTAATTTATGAAAAAAACGGTGAACGACGTGATATAACAGCAGTATCATCGAATTATTCGCGGTCGGATAATGTTGACGCTTTAGGAATGGATTTTCATTTTGAAATGCTGGTAAATATGCTTGATAAAAATTTCAGTCAAGGGCTGGAAAATGGCGGTATAGTTATGTTCAGCAATAACGACGAACTTGTTTTTGCGGGCATTATCGTCGAAGATAGCCGCAATGGAATAACGGCGCGATCATATACCGCATATGATTTTGCATATTATCTAAATAAGTCAGAAGCAATGAAACAATATGACGGAATATCTGTGAGTGAAGCGATACGTCAGTTGTGTAATGAATTTAATATTCCAATCGGTAATATTGTTGAAATTCCGACACTGGTGAAAGCGATTTATAACGGAAATAAAGTATCTGATATCATACGTGATTTACTAAAAAAAGCGACTGCTGAACGCGGTGAAAAATATCGCTTTGAAGTAAGGTTGAATAAGCTGTATGTTGAACGATATACAGATTTGATCATTGACGCAAAATATGTCCCTTATACCGGGGGAAAAGAATTTAACATTACTGATTTGCCGGGGGAATACGCTGCAACATATTCTATCGCTGATATGTGTAATCGAATAACAGTTGTCGCCAGCAGTGAAAAACATGTGCAAGTGTACGGCATGGCAGAAGACGCGGAAAGTATAAAACATTATGGTTTGTTGGCTAAAATTGAAAAGGTTGATGATAAAAATTCAGCGCAGGCGCAGAATATCGCGGTGAAGAAATTGTTAGAGCTGAACAAGGTACAAATAGACCGGTCTTTAAAATTTTTCGGTGATGACAAAGTTAGATCAGGGCGTTTGTTGGTTTTTAATAAACCTGAAATTGATTTGGTAGGGACATTCTTGGTTAAAAACTGCGTGCATAATTACACTCCTGCTTTACATACCATGTCTTTGAGTTTGGCGGTGATTTGATGAAAGATTGGGAAGTAACGCTTGCGAATTTATTTAAAGACCGTGATAATCCTAAACCGTTGGGTGCGATACTTGGCAAAATTGTATCGCTAGAACCGTTGAAAATATCTATTCAAGACGGAAAATTTTTTATTGACCGATCAAATTGTTATGTGTGCAATCAGCTTTTGGAAAGAAAAAGTGACTTTGATTTCACTGCAGATCAATCGCAGAGCGGACAAATAAAGGTAAGCTGTGAACACGGCGGCGGCAGTTATGACGCAAGTGGTGATATCAATGCGACCGGAAAGATTCATCTTCATGAAGTTTGGAAAATTGGCGATATGGTAATGGTGCAGCCTGACGAAAGCGGGCAGCACTTTTTTATTGTCGATATAGTAAAGGGGGTAGAATAAAATGTTCCCGTCAATTGATTTATCATTGATAAATACTACGGAAAACGATGAAATGCAGTTGTCTAATAACCATGTAGGGCGATCGTTTGCGTTTGATTATAAAAACAAATGTTTTATTTTTGCCAACGGTAATAATAAGGATACTACGCAGGTAGACGCAATAAAGCAATGGATCGAATTATTTATCAGAACAAGGTCAGATAAATTTGCGATTTATAATTCGGATTTTGGGGTCAGGCTGGACGGGTTGCTGGGGTACAGGTTGCCGAGGTCTTATGTATTGGCTGAAATAAAAAAGCGGATTGTAAACGGAATTTTAAACGGCTGCCCAGCTGTGGTGAGTGTGACTGATTGGGTTTTCAGTAAGGGCAGATTCAGTTTTACGGTCACAACTAACACCGGTGAGGAAGTGAAACTAATAAATGACATCTGATGTTAATAAAATTCATTCTGATATGTTGGAAAATATTTCTAATGACTATCAAAAAACGCAAGGATTTCCAACTTATGATCTGACAAGAGCTTTTGCAATTACCTGTTTAGCATTGTATGTAAAAGCGCAAGATATCGAAAACAAACTTGACGTGAATAATTTGTCAGGAAATGATTTGACAAGGTTTATCGAACAACGTCGAAATGTTAAGAGAAAAGCCGCTACTTTTGCAATTGGATTTGTCCGTATTGTTGAAGGCAGCGGCTTTGTTAATACAGGTGATTTATTTGAATCAGACGGCGGGGTACAATTTGAATCTGTTGAAAGTAAAGCAGTCAACAGCAGCGATACAGTAATGGTTAAATGTGTTGTTGCTGGCAATATCGGTAATGTTGGTGCTAATACTATTGTTAATATGCCAATAACATTACAAGGAATTGCGACAATTACGAATGATGATCCAACAAAAGACGGCTATGACGCCGAATCAGATGATGATTTTCGTGAGCGATATCTCGAATCGCTTCGTGAACCTATTGTGAGCGGAAATATTTACCATTATAAAGCATGGGCTAAAGAAGTTGAAGGTGTCGGAGACGCTAAAATTTTTCCACTTTGGGCTGGTGATAATACTGTGAAAGTGGTGGTAATTGACAGTAATAGAGTTGTTCCGTCTGATGAAATTATCAAAAATGTTCAGAATCACATTGACCCGGGTATTACCGGTAGAGGTGAAGGTGCTGCGCCGACGGGGGCATATTGTACCGTTCAAGCTGCTGAACCTTTGATGATAAATGTTATTACGGCAGTCACATTAAAGTCAGGATATGATCTGCCGACGGTGACTGTTGAAATCACTGAAACAGTAACAGAGTATTTGAAAACTATTGCATTTAAGCAAGACTATGTTTCATATGCGATGATCGCTGACGCTGTATTATCAGCGCAAGGCGTTATTGATTATACTGACGTCTTGCTGAATGGTGGTAAGGATCGTGTTGCGATCGACGGAGAACAGGTTGCAGTGCTGGGGCAGGTGGTCGTAAGTGAAAGCTAAAGACTATACGCTGAAAGCATTAAATTCAATATACCGGTCTGATCCGTGGGTACAGCAGCTTTATAATGCGGCTGGGATTTACGCCGATAATATATCCGATGTTCTCGATGTGGTGTTTAGTAATTATTTTTTCGATACTGCTGATCTTAATACAGTAAAAAGGTTTGAAAGGGAAATGGCTATTATACCTTTATCGACGCAAAGCATTGAAGAACGTCGCAAAATAATCGAATCGAAATGGAAAGCCAATGGTAAAGCCAGTATTGCTTTATTACAGTCGGTTGCTGACGCTTGGTATAAAGACGGCATAGTAATTGATTTTGTTGACGGCAAGCTGCTTTATGAGGTGCAGAGCGGTTATATAATGCTTAATTTAAGATATATAGTCGAACTGCTTAATGAAAAGAAACCTGCGCATTTAGGATATTTTTTCAGAAATATTATGAGTGCCGAAGGTACGATCAGAGTTGCCGGAGTTGTATCATGCGGAAATACGGTGAATATACCAGCTGATTTAGATATTAGTATCGAAATTGATGATTCTGTCGTTAGTGCTGTTGGTTTTGTAAGATTGTGTAATTTGATTGAAATAAGGTAAGGAGAGTGAAAAAATGGCTAAATATCCGAGCATGGTAATAACAAAAGAAGGATTAAGTATGATCGCAGAATCACAAGGTGGTCAAGGTTTGATTTTTACAAAAGTTACTCTAGGGGCAGGCGATTTAAATGGTGGATCAATCATAAATTTGACGGATTTAATCGATAATAGGATAAATGCAAATATTACAGCGATTGACGCTACATCTCGCCCGGGGCAGGTAACATTAACCGCTGTTGTAAGTAACAGCGAAGTTGACGCGGGTTTTCATGCTAAAGAAATAGGTGTATTTGCAAAAATAGGAGAAGGTGGCACAGAAAGGCTTTACGCGTATACTAACGCCGGGAATTATGCTGATTATATGCCGGACAAAACAGACCCAGTGAATGAAGCAATTTTTAAAACAACTTTCGTTGTGTCTAATGCTCAAAATATTCAAGCAGTGATTGATAAAAGTATTGTTTATCCGACGGTATTAGAAATGGATACTGCTATTAAAAAACACAACGAGGCAGAGGACGCACATGAAACTGTTTTCAATTGTTATGTAAAATCGGTAACAGAAAAAAACGGCACAGTAACCGTCACCAAAGGCGATGGGAGCAGTACAACGTTTAATTCGTTTAAATTGGATATGTGTTATCCTGTTGGGTCGATTTATATGAGCACAGTAGCTACATCGCCTGCAGATCTTTTTGGCGGTACGTGGGATGCAATGCCGGCAGGACGTGTTTTGCTGGCACAGGGCACATCAGAATGGGGCGTAGAATACCAAGCTGGCAGTACCGGTGGCGAACACGAACATCAGTTATCTGTCGGGGAACTTCCATCGCATAAGCATAATACCACAGCTACTATAACTACTAATGGAAATCATACGCATACGATTCGCGGCATTTCAGAATATAGTGCTAATTCTTCTGATTATGTAGCTTCTTGTCGTCCAGAGTGGAGCAGAAGTGATAAAACTACTTTAGAGAACGGAAGCCATTCTCATACAGTAACAGTTAATATATCAAACAGTGGAAGTGGTAACGCACATAACAATATGGCGCCCTATTTAGCCGTATATATGTGGCGTAGGATAGGTTAAGACGTACGTTTCCACATATATACAGCAAGGTATGGTTGCATATTATTGTGTGGCATATCAGAACCGGTATTTTTGATATTAGCAGTATGGGTATGATCACCAGCATTTTCGGTATAGACGCCATTTGCAGTAGAACGATAGGCGTCAGCTACACCGTTAGATCCTTCTTCGTTATAGTGGCTATATATTCCATGTTTATGATTGCCAGCTGACGATATCGTTATATTATGCTCGTGACTTGGAAGTTCCCCGACAGTTCTCAGGACACTCTTTGCCACATGAAAACAGAAATATAAGGTTGCATATTGTTATGGGCTCTGTCATTA